AACTAATGTATTCTTTTCGCCTAAAGTAAACACTGAGCAGTATATGTTTGAGGACATCATTATTGAGTCCATCAAAATGTATGGCCAAGATGTTTTTTATATGCCTCGCAAAATAGTACAGCGAGATACACTTCTTGGTGAAGATATAGAATCAGAATTTAACACAGCAAATACTATCGAGATGTTCATTGAGAATACAGAAGGATTTGAAGGTGAAGGTAATATATTCCAAAAGTTTGGTATGGAAATTCGTGATGAAGCTACATTTATTGTCGCTAAACGCTCATGGCAAAAACTTGTAGGTGTATGGAACTCAGATATTAATGATAATAGGCCACGTGAAGGTGATTTAATTTATCTTCCTCTGTCTAAATCATTCTTCGAAATCAGTTATGTAGAACACGAACAACCGTTTTATCAGTTAAGTAATTTGCCTGTATTTAAATTGCAAGCACGACTATTTGAATTCAATGAAGAAGAATTTAATACAGGTATTGCTGAAGTTGATGCTATCGAAAACAATTATGGATATCAAGAAATATTTGAAGTTGGAAGTGTATCAGGCACATTTGAGATTGGCGAAAGAATTAAGTATGTATCTGTACAAGCATCTGAATTAGATGTTACTCCTGTTATAGAAGAAGTTAATATATCTGCACAACTATTGCAGATAGATGGTGTAAAAATGACAGTCAATCAGATAGAAACTACTGATGGATTATATCATACATTTGCTGAATCTAATACTCTGGTGGGGATTACATCAGGTGCTACCGCAACCATAACTAAGGTTTATGATATTTCTTCTTCTGTGGATAATACATTTACTACAGATCTTGCAGCACGTAACTTTAACTTTGAGAACGAAGCTGATGATATTATTGACTTCTCAGAATCAAATCCATTTGGAGAAGTATAAAGATGTTTGGTAATCATTTCTATCATGCAGCAATCCGTAGAACTGTTGCAGTATTTGGAACACTGTTTAACGATATTAATGTTATGCGTAAAAACACCGATGGCGGCGCAGGGAATATCATAAAAGTTCCATTGGCATATGGACCTAAACAAAAATTCCTTGCAAGATTAGATCAACAATCAGATTTTGATGATCCTAAAATTGCTCTAAAGCTTCCTCGTATGTCTTTTGAAATAACAGGTTTAGCATATAATACTAATACAAAGTTACAAAAGGGATTAAAGCAAACTATTCCTGATCCGCTTGATCCTGATAAAAAGAAAACAATACTTGGTCCTGTTACGTATAGTTTAAGTCTTCAGCTAAATATTATGGCTAAAAACCAAGATGACGCGTTACAAATATTAGAACAAATACTCCCATTCTTTCAACCAGAATATACTGTTTCTGTAAAAGAAGTAAATAATTCGTTTGTATCTGATCAGCCATTCGTTCTAGGATCAGTCTCTATGGCAGATGATTATGAGGGTGATTTTACAACTAGACGAATTATAATATATACATTAGATTTTGAAACTAGAGTTAATTTTTATGGAGGAATTGGATCTCAAGGGATCATTAAATCGGTTAATATCGACTATAATAATAATGTATCAGTTAGTAGCAAACCTATGCAAAGACAAGCAGCAGTTGTTAATCCGTTTAGCGCTAAAGAAACAGATTATTATAGCGTAGTTGAAACACTATTTCAGCCAGATACACCAGATAGAATAATCATCACAATGTCAAATATTACTGCGCCTCAGGATGGTGATGTATTTACTATTGGTGAAACAATTTCTGGAAATAATTCTGGAGCTACCGGTGTTGTTATTAGTATATCTGATAATAAATTAACGGCAAGAGGTGTTAGTGGAATATTTAATAAAGATGATGTAATAAGCGGCGGAACTTCAAATATTACCGCTGATGTTGATTCTTTAGTCGAGTCTTGGGACGGTTGGATTAGTTAATGACTGATATAAAAGATGATTATGCTTATGCTAGGTCTAAATATTATAATCTATCTGAGAAAGGTGATGAAGCTATAGAACTTATGCTTGAACTAGCACGAGATTCTGAGCATCCTAGAGCCTTTGAAGTACTATCTAATATGATGAAGCAGAATGCAGAGATTGCAGATCGCCTAATGGAATTGCAAAAGAAGAAGAAAGAGGTCGAAAAAGTAGACAAAGATTCACCTATGTTACCTGGTGGCATGACACAAAATAACGTGTTTGTTGGATCTACCTCAGATCTTCAACGCAAACTATTAGATAAAATGAAAGTAATTGATGGCGACTCTAAAGAATAACGAGCTTGGATACTTAGGTAATCCAAACGTTAAAAGAGATGGTGTACAGGAATCATGGACACAAGATCAGGTTACAGAATATACCCGGTGTCTACGAGATCCAGTATATTTTGCTTCAACTTATCTAAAAGTTGTGCATCTTGATCATGGACTCGTTCCATTTGCTTTGTATCCATATCAAGAAAAGATGTTTAATCATTTTAATGATAACAGATTTTCAATTGTGCTTGCCTGTCGTCAGTCAGGTAAGTCTATCTCATCGGTGGGATATTTACTATGGTATGCTCTGTTTCATCCAGAACAGACTATTGCGATCCTAGCAAACAAAGGTGCAACTGCACGTGAGATGCTGGCTCGTATTACATTAATGCTTGAGAACCTACCGTTCTTTCTACAACCTGGGTGTAAAGCATTAAATAAGGGTTCCATTGAGTTTTCTAATAATAGCCGTATCATCGCTGCTGCTACTTCAGGATCGTCCATACGAGGCATGTCTGTCAATCTCCTATTCCTCGACGAGTTTGCTTTCGTTGAAAATGCCGCAGAGTTTTACACTTCAACATACCCTGTTGTGTCGTCAGGTAAATCCACAAAAGTAATTATTACTTCTACAGCAAATGGTTTAGGTAATATCTACCATAAGCTATGGGAAGGTGCTGTACAAAGCACAAATGAATTTAAACCATTTAGAGTTGATTGGTGGGATGTTCCAGGCCGTGATGAGGACTGGAAGAAACAAACAATTGCAAATACATCAGAGTTACAGTTTAACCAAGAATTTGGTAATACCTTCCACGGCACTGGCAATACTCTGATATCAGGAGATACACTACTTGCGCTAAAGGCACAGAATCCTATCTTTACGCAAAATAATGTAAAGGTATATGTTAAACCAGAAGAGAATCATAACTATATGTGCTTTGTCGATGTGGCAAAGGGTAGAGGTATGGACTATTCAACTTTTAATATAATAAATGTATCTACACAACCATTTCAACAGGTAGCAGTATATAGAGATAATATGATCTCACCATTGCTTCTGCCAGACATTATATATAAATACGCTAAGACTTATAATGATGCTCATGTTGTTATAGAATCAAATGATCAAGGATCAGTTGTATGTAATGGATTATATTATGATTTAGAATATGAAAATGTGTTTGTTGAATCTATGATTAAAGCCAATTCAATTGGTGTAACAATGACCCGTAAAGTCAAGCGAATTGGTTGTTCTAATATTAAAGATCTTGTAGAACAAAACAAGATTAATATTGTTGACCAAGATACAATCATAGAAATGTCAACGTTTGTCTCTAAGGGTTCTTCTTATGAAGCATCAGATAATAATCATGATGATCTTATGATGAATCTAGTTCTATTTGGCTGGTTTGCTGTTACGCCATTCTTCGGTGAAATGACAGATATTGATATGAAAAATATGCTTTATGCAGAGCAGCAAAAGTTAATTGAAGATGACTTAGTTCCGTTTGGAGTATTCGACGATGGTGTAGAAGATGAACCTGAAACTGAACGGATAGGTGGAGACACATGGTTCGTCCAGAAAGAGACATTCTTCTAAATCCTATTATTTATAAATAATAGTAGTGAAAAACATCGTATTATGAAAACTTATTAATTCTCAATGAAGGGGAAATACATGGCATTCCAAGTCTCACCTGGTGTGCAGGTTAAAGAAGTTGACTTGACTAATGTTGTTCCTGCCGTATCTACGTCAATTGGAGCTATCGCTGGTGCATTCCAGTGGGGCCCGGTTGAAGAGATTACCACGGTAGGCTCAGAACAACAATTAGTTAATAAGTTCGGAAAACCTGACGGTAACACCTACAAATATTTTTACCCGGCTGCACAGTTTTTGCAGTATGGTAACTCACTGCGCGTAGTACGTGCAGCAACTGGTAACTTAAACGCTACTGCTTCTGGTACTGGTATTCTAGTAAAAAATGACGACCATTATGATACTGTAACACCTGGTGCTACAGACACATTTATCGCTCGTTTTCCTGGACTATTAGGTAACTCATTGCAAGTGTCAGTTTGTCCTGCAGACGCAACAGCTTTTGCTGGTTGGGCATATGCAGGTAGCTTTGACTCAGTTCCTGGTACATCAACTTTCT